GAGCTGGTCAGTGACTTGTCTGACAGGGATATGACTTTTGTGGCCATGGCTTAGCTTGCCCTCCATGTTGCTGTCAGGCCCCCATCAATCACATCCATGGTCATGTAGCCCTCCGTGGGTCCGCCGATCACGAACTGATTCACAATCTCCGACGCGGTGATGTAGAGCTTGTTGTTGGAGATGTAGGCGATCTCCGCATTGTCCTGCAGGAAGCTCAGCTTCTCATTGGACAGCACAACCTTGTACGGGCTGTCCGAGCGGCCCAGGGTTAGACCGGTTGGCGAGAACTGCTGCCAGCTTTCGACAGTCTCACGAAACGAATTGAGTGCGCTGGTCGCGCTGGTGCCAGCCGCTTTTGCCTCGGTAAACTTGGTGGTGATGCTGCCGTTCACTACAGCGAGCTCGGTTTCCAGCACCTCATCAAGATGAGCCTGGGTCAACAGCCCGTCCAGCGCGGAGGCGTTGGCTTTGGCTGCCAGCGCTTCATTCAGGGGGTTAACCACATGCAGCGTGATGCTTTCGTTGCTGGATAGGTCCAGGGAAGACGCAAAGTTTGACGAGACCTTGTCCACCGTGATGGTGCCGGACTGGATATTCTGCGCAGTGATTGTCTGGCCGGCGATCTCATTGCCAGTCAGGCTGCCTGTCAGGATTTCATTGGCGGTGATGCTTCGGGCTGCGATCTCTTCAGAGGTGATGCTCTTGGCCACCAGCTTGTCCGCTGTGATGGAGCGCGGGGTCAGGGTGTCGCCATCCAGGCTGCTGATGCTCTGGGAGGTAAGCGCGCCCATGTTGTTGAGCGCGTAGACAATGGACCGGTCGCTGCCGGAGATGATCAGGCGTTCCACCGACAACTCGCCGGCATTGATCTTGTTGGCGGTTAAGGCCACGATCTTGGCATCGGTGATGCTGCCGTCCGCGATCTGTGAGGTGCTAACCGCTTCCTGGGCAATGAGGGCGTTGGTAATGGCCGCGTTCTGGATTTGCGCCGAGCCGATGGCTGCCAGGGCAATCTTGGCGCTGGTGATCTGGGCGTCCCCGATATGTGCTTCCTGGATAGCACCGGCCTGGATGTTGGCAGATGCGATCGCCGCCTGGCCAATCTTGGTGTTGATGATGGCCGCGTCCGCAATGTTAATGGAGTCAACGGAGCCTTCCCCGATGTGGATGGAATCCACTGCGGCTTCCGAGATCTTCACCGCATCAATGGCCGCGTTGCCGATCTTCGCGTTGGTGACCGCCAGGTCGCTGATCTTCGCTTCGGTGATCGCGGCAGCAGCTATCTTGGCGCTGCCTACAGCCAGGTCGGCGATCTTGGCGGCATCAATGGCCGCGTCGGCGATCTTGGCGGCATCAATGGCCGCGTCCGCGATCTTGGCGGTGACAATGGCAGCGTCCCTGATCTTGGCCGACTCTATCGCCGCGTCCGCGATGTTTATGGCCTCAATCGTGCCGTTCTGGATCTTGATGGACGTGACCGCGGCGTTGTCGATCTTGGCATTCGTGATGGCCGCGTCGCTGATTTTGGCGTTTGTGATCGCGGCATCCTGAATGTGCGCGCTGGCAATGGCGGCAAGCGCGATGTTGGCGGACTGGATAGCAGCCAGGCCAATCTTGGCTGTGGTGATCGCCGCGTCCGCGATGTTTGCTGTATCAATGGCCGCCAGGGCGATCTTGGCGTTGGTGATCGCGGCGTCCTCAATCTTGGCGCTGGTGATGGCTGCCAGGCCGATCTTCGCGCTGGTAATCGCCGCGTCGGCGATGAGGGCATTGGTGATCTCCCCAAAGCCGATCTTGGCACTCGTGATGGCCGCGGTGCCAATCTTCGCGTTAGTGATCGCGGCGTCCTCAATGTTGGCGTTTTTGATCTGTGCCAGGCCGATCTTGGCGCTGGTGATGGCGGCGTCGATGATGTTGGCCGTGTCGATCGCTGCCAGTGCGATCTTGGCATTGGTGATCGAAGCATCCAGGATGTGCGCGCTCTGGATGGCCGCCGAGCCAATCTTCGCGCTGGTGATCGTGGCGTCGGCGATGTTCGCGGTTTGAATGGCCGCGGTGCCGATCTTCGCGTTGGTAATCGCCGCATCCGCGATGTTGGCCGTCTGGATGGTCGCCGTGGCGATCTTGGCATTGGTGATCTGCGCATCCTTGATCTTAGCGGTCTCGATGCTGGCATCCTTGATGTGCGCGGTATCGATCGCCGCGTTCTGGATATGCGCCGAGCCAATGGCGGCGGTTTTCACCTGCAGCGAGCCGATGGACATGGTCTGCAGGTGTCCGGTACCAATGGAGCCCATGGCCAGCTTCATGCCCTTGATGCCGCCGGCGGGCAACTGCCGCGGGGAAATCATGCTGCCGGCGATCGTTTCCGACGCCATGCCCAGCGTCATCTTGGCGTAGCGCCTGAGCAGGCAGTCGTAGCTGTATTCAGTCATGCGCAAGGCGACTTCCAGGCCAAGGGTCTTGACGATCACGCGCACGCTGTCGCCCAGGAAGATGTCTGTGAGCGGCTTATAGTCGGCATACTCCTGCGTATCCGCCACATTGATGAAGTCCACGTCGATGGAGATGTCCGGCAGGTCGCAGCCCTTGTCAAACTCAGCGCGAGCCGCCGCCCGGAGCTTGTCTTTGGCCTGTGCCAGGCTCAGGTCCTCTCCGACCTTGGCGTCGCTGACCGGCAGATGGATCCAGCGCGGGTGTGGGTATGCCCCGATGTTCGGGCTGTCGATATACTTCTCATCCAGCAGGAGGACGCTGCCATCCTCGTTCTCGCCGGTAGGCACAATGCGGGTGACCACGTTGGCGTCATCCACGTCGTAGCTGATGCCCAGCAGGTTCTTGCCCTGGCGGATCTGGATGTCGGTGTCTTTGCCCACCCGCTTGACGGCATACAGGTCATACCAGTCCCGGGACAGTTCTCCGCCGACCTTGTCGATGAGCCCGCCTTCGCCCAGAAGCGCTTCCATGGGGTTGGTGTTTTCAAAGCTGAGGTCTTCGACGCCTTCGGTCAGATCTGAGTACATTTGAAAGCTGTGCGCGGTCTGGCAGCCGTTGAAGATGCCCTCCGCCACGATCGCGCCCGCCGTGCCCTTTATTGGCTTGTACTGGTAGATCATGTTGTCCATAAGGTCATAGGACAGGTGGCGGGCATAGGCCGTGACCTGCGTGAGCTCGGGCACAATGCGGTAGATGCGGAAGGGCTGGTCGCGCAATTGCCGGGGTGCCACGATCTGGCCGGTGGCGGTCACGTTGGTGATCTCCGTCCGGACAAAGACCAGGTATTCACTGCCCATCCAGCCGCGCTTGCCGTCCGGGGCAATAACCTCAAAGAAGTCCGGGTTGGCCGTGCTGATGACCTGTACCTCCTGACCGGTCTTGTACTTGGCCAGGCTGGGTGAACTGCGCGTCGCGCGGCTCCAGAGGTTCAGCAGGCCGCCATGAAAGGTCCGGACACGGTAGATGTCCTTGCCCTCGGACTGCTGAAGCAGTTTTACTCGCGGGGTCATGGCGGCCGGGACCGGCGCTTTCACAATGCTGCCCACCTGTAGCCAGGACCATTTGTCCTGGGTATCCAAGGGATGCACCAGCTGCAATTCCCACTCGCCATTGAGCGTTTCGTTCACCAGACAGGAGGAAGGCGCAAGGGCACACAGGCCGTTGCTGCTGAAATCGGTCGCGTCAGCGGAGAAGATGGAGATCATGTGTGCCCTCCCTTCCTAGAGCGTTCGCCAATTGGGCGTGATGACAATCTGCGTGACGCCGCCCGTCCAGCTGATGAGGTTCTGGCCGGTGTGCAGCAGCGGGTAGTCGCCTGTCATGTGGCTGTTGTACGAGGTGTAGTTCTTGTAGGTTTCCATGAGCGGCGTGTCGATGGTCACAACACCGGTGAGCCCCAGCAGTTCGATGTAGCTGGCGCCGATGGTGATCTGCGCGTCGCCGGTCAGGGTTACCTTCAGCACCGGCTCCGCAAACATGGAGCCCACGTTGTTCACATAAGTGCCGGAAGCGGTGACGGTGATGTTGGGGATGCCCGAGAGGTAGAAGAAAGGCTGGCAACGGAAGGTCAGGGTGAAGCGCCGGTGCGGGTTTCCGCGCAGGATCTGCTCCAGGGAGATCTGATTGACGATCCGGGCATAGTAAAAGCCACCCTGCCGGTTAGCGAAGGTGGCTTTGTCATTGCCCTTGAGCCAGGCGAGGATAGTGTTCAGCTGCGAGGTATCCGTGATGACACACTCTACGGTCAGGAGGAAATCGTCGTACACGTCTATGCCTTCCAAGGTGGTCAGGGTTCCACTCCGCCCGGGCACCGAGGTGAAGGTGGCGCGCTCTGGGGGTCGGATGATCTCCGGCTGCTGCACTACATGGATCCCGTAGGCAGTGCAGCGTGTGCCCTTCCAGTCAAACCAATCATTCAAAGGCATCCCCCCAATCAAGAAGCCCTTGCCGGTTGGCAAGAGCGTGTGTGGTCCAGAATTCTATACCGGGCTACAGCTTTCGGATGACATCCACGCCGTAGATGGCAGCCAGGCAGGACCCATTGTCCCACTGAATGTGAATGCCGCCTGCGTCATCGACATGGACCACCTTTCCACTGGCGCCAGGCTTGAGCTGTGTATAGGGGTCCTCCATCTTCTCCAGCACGACGCGCGTGCCGGTTGGGTATAGGCTTCTCAGCCGGTCAATCGTCTTCTGGTCGGGGAATTCATTGAACATCCTCTCAACCCTCCTTTCATGCGTATCAATCACTCTGTTTTGGCGTAATAGCAAGTCTTTCTTCACGCTCTCCGCAGGCCGCGCGCCTGCTGCTGCCGTCTTGTCAGCGAAGCAATCTCAATCGCCAGCGCCTGGATGTCTTTCTCGTCGCGCACCTGAAAAGTGTTTCCGGTGAGGGTGACGTTGCTTGACTGGTTGTAGGTCCTGCGATTATCACTGGACGCGTAGGCCACGGAACTCGTCTTTGCCGCATCAGTCAGATATCGGGCTGCATTGGCCACGACTTTCGCCTGTGCCCGGCTTTCCAACAGCAGACCCTGGCCCCAGCCTTTCATGGTCATCCGGCCTACCTCATCCCGGAACACCCGGGAGGGAGAGCGGATATCCAGTTCGCGCTTGGCCGCGAGGATCGCTGCGCGGGCTGCCTGCACCATAGCCCTGACGACACCCGACTGTCCCGCACGAATGCCCGCGCTTAAGCCCGCCATGGCCAACACGCCCTGTGGGTAAAGCAGACCGGGGCTGAATAGGTTCTGCGCCGTGGTGAGCAGTCGGTTCACCAGGGTACTTACTTCGCTGGTGAGGTCATATGCCGCCAAGCCCTGGCCGATGCCGGTGGCTACATTTTGGCCAACGGGGACCATGCGCGTGCTCGGGGACTGGATTCCCAGCGCCGCGTTGATCGCCGCCTCAAGATTTCCCGCCGTGGTTTCAGCATCCGTGGACCAGCCGGCCTGTGCCATGGCGCCGCTGATGCCAGCCACGATGTTCTCGCCGACTTCGGCGGTTTCAAGATTGGATACAAAGGTCAGGATGGCCTGGAGGTTGGCCATGTCCTCTTCGCTGACGCCTTCGCCAGCCTTGATGGTCGCGACGACCTCCGCTACATAGGTTTGCAGCCCCGCCAGGTTTTCTCCGCTCATCTTGTCGCCAAGTTCCTGGTTCACCGCGCCTTTCGCGCCCAATCCGAACCAGTCAAAGTCTAGGATCCCGCCCTTGGCCTTCAGGTAGTTTTGCAGCTGCACGTTGAGCATCTTCACGACGCTCATGGTGCTATAGCCCCATTTGCCGCTGGTGAAATCTCCGGGCGTTGTCACTTCCTGCGCAGCCTCCGCGACCGCTTCCGGGGTGCCAGTTACTTTCGGGGTAATGAGCACATGCAGCGTGCCGTCTTCCTCATAAGCCATGAGGGTGTCTGCGCTGATCTTGCTGGCGGGAACGAGGTTGACCGGAACCTCTTTGCCATTTTCCCAGAAGGCCGCGTTCGGATCGTTGAGTATGTCTGATGGGTTCTCATACTTTTCTGAAAGACGCACCACTCCCTTGAGCGTGACAGGATTTGCCGCCACAAAAGCGTTGTAGGCGGTCAGGTCATAGCCGGTGATGGCGATCTGGCTTTGGATGTAGGCAGGGCGAATCACGCCCTCCTTGTCCTGGTAAGCCGTGATCAGGGCAATTACTTCTGCCTTAAGCGCTGTTTTATCAACATTGGTAGCCTCGGCATAGGCGTTTACAATGGCATCAATCTGCGGGGAGGTGAGGTTGGTAGTATCAATGCCCTCCGCCTGCAGGTAGCCTGTCACGGTCGCGGCAATGCCGCTAGGGCTGAGGGCCGCCGTCGTTGCTCCGCCAGTCGCTTCTTCATAGGCCAGCACAAAGGCGGTCAGCCCATCCGGTGTGAGACCGGCAGTGTCCACCTTTTCCTTTTCCAGGTACTTGGCGATGTAAGCAGTGATCTCATCCGGGGTGAGGGTGCTAACATCCGCTCCGGCAGCCAGTTCTTTGTACGCGGCCACCATGGCGGTGATATTTGTCGGGGTGAGCCCGCTGACATCCGCACCCAGTGCAGTTTCTGCATAACTAGTTACATAGGCCACCAGCCCATGCGGGGTGAGGGACGCTTTGCTGGCGCCTTCTGCCACCTCGGTGTACTTGTCCACGAAGGCAGTCACCTTGGGCTGCAGCATGATGACGTTTTCGGATTCAGAATAGCTGTCGATCACTGCGTCTGTGGTAATCGCCCCTGGATTGCTGGCAAACGTATCCCACCTCGCCTGCGCGCCTGTCATGTCCAGGTCAGTGGCGATCTTGAGCACTTCTTCGGGCAGGGAAAGGGAGAGCATCTCACTAAGGCCGGTCAAAGTGCCTTGATGGTCGGTCACAAACTGTGTGAGCGCCGCCATCTGCTCCATCTGAGTGGTAAAGTCGATTTCCGGGAACAGAGCGCTGACCTCTTCCTGGCTCATTCCGCTGTCAAGGAGAGATTGGATCTGGGTCAGGACGCCCAGGTATTCGGTCAGGGCGCCTTCATCCATACCCTCGGTGAGTTTGTTCATCTCATCCAACGCGGTCGCCATGCCCTGCTGGTCATTGTTGGATTGCGCCAGGTTGTAGGCCCGCAGCTTTTCAGTCAGCGCGTCGATGTCCGTCCCGGCCTCCTGGATTTCCGGTTGGTTCCACACAGGCAGGATCAGCCCGGCCAAGAGTTGTGCGTATTCCAGTGCCGCCTGCTTGCGGTTTTCAATGTACCGGGTGTTCAGAGCGGCTAAGGCTTCTTCCTGCTCGGCACCGTTTTTCATGAGCTGGATGAGCTGGTATTCCTTGTCATACTGCGCATCCAGCTGCGCGTTCATGGCGGCCATGCCCTCGGCTGAAGCCACGACCGCCGCTTCATACACAGATGCATCCGCGTCGGTTTTGCCCCTCGCCTGCGCGCGGGCGATTTCCGCGTCAATCTTCTGCTGAATGGTCTCAAAGCCCTCCGCGCCTGCCGCGGTTAGCTTGTACTTGATCTCAATGGCTTCGCGGGCGTCCACCAACTCCTGCAGCTTCAGCTTGTCCTTTTCGCTGAACTTTCCGGATTGTCGCCTCTTGAGCAGCCGGCTGATCTCCTTGTCCAGACTGTCCAGGGTCTTGATGTCCCTTTCCATCTGCTCGGACAGGGAGGTGTAACCGGCGTCCTTTGCGTCGATCTGCATCCCCTGCAGCGCGCTCCGGGTCTGCTCGGTCAGCCCTTGGAAGGACTCGGTCCACTCCTTGATGACTGCCTGCTTTTTGTATTTGCTACCTGCCCATACCTCCAGCAGGTCGTTCATCCACTCTGTCGCGTTCTGCTTGTCGCGGGTGAAGTCCTCTTCGCTCATACCAAAGAAAGAGAGCCCACCCTTTCCATAAAAGGTGTCGGCGGCAGTGGACTTCCAGTTATCCGCGGTCTTTTGCATCCCCTGTAGAGCTTCGCGGGCCTTCTTGGCGCCCGTGGCATAGTCGACCAGCTTCACCGCGCCGTAGATGATCGCGGCTGATAAGGCAGCCATGGCCAGCTTTGAACTGCCGATGGTCTTCACAAAGCCGCCCAGCCCGCCGCCTGCCATCTTCACGCTGGCGGAGAACTTGCCCATGCCATTAGCGAACTTGCCCAGGCCAGCGGACAGCTTTCCCACCGTTCCGACTGTCTTGCCCAGGATGAGGAGCGCCGGGCCAATGGCTGCCGCAAAGCCCGCGAACTTGATGATGTTCATGCGCTGGCTTTCATCCATCGCCAGGAAGGCGGCCAGCATCTCATTGGCGCGGGTGATCATGTTCTGCAAGGCAGGATTCATGTCATCGCCCACCTTCTGAGCAAAGAGCAAGGCGGTGTTCTTGAGGTTCGTCAGCCGGCTCTGGGTAGTGGCATAGCGCTTGTTGGCTTCCACAGTCAGGGCGCTGTTATCCTTCCAGGCTTTATTCGCGGTCACCTGAGTGTCCCGGAACAACTGTGTGGCATTGGTTGCGCGCATCAGGGTGTCGCGTAAACGAACCTCGCTGATGCCAATCTCTGCCAGGGTCGCAATGGCGCTGGCGCCCTCTTCATCCATCTTCGCCAGCCCGCCAATGAAAGCTTGGAAAGCCTCCGCCGGGTTGTTGTCCCAGAGCAGTTTGAACTGCTGTGCGGTCATCCCGGAAACCGCGGCAAAGTCCTTCAGGGCTTGACCGCCAGTCTCTGAGGCCACTTCCATCTTGACCAGGGCTTTGGAGAAGGCGGAGCCGCCCATTTGCGCTTCGATGCCCACAGCAGATAGCGCGGTCGCAAAGCCCAGGATCTGCGCTTCGCTCAGGCCTACCTGATGCCCAGCGCCTGCCAGGCGCATAGACATTTCAAGGATCTGGGATTCTGTAGCGGCATAGTTATTGCCCAGGTCAACCAGGGTGGAGCCCAGATTTTGAAACTCTGCTTGGTTCATGTCCGCGATGTTGGCGAACTTGGCCAGCGTCAGGGCTGCATCGTTGGCCACGATGTCTGTACTGTTGCCCAGGTCGATCATGGTCTTGGCAAAGGTCATCAGGTGTTCATTGGAGATGCCCATCTGACCCGCAACCGCGACGACCTCCGCGATGTCCGTACCAGATGCGGCCACCTGGGTAGACATATCCTTAATGGATTTCGATAGTACGGAGAACTCTTCGTCCGTCGCGTTCACGGTTTTGCGTACAGAAGTAAAGGCGCTTTCAAAGTCAATGGATGATTTGATCGCCGTAGCCCCCAGCGCCAGGATGGGCGTTGTGAGCGCACGGGAGAAGCCCCGACCGGCCGATACGAGCGACTTGGATACCGTTTCGCTCTTCTTCGCAAAAGCCGCAAGATGGTCGCCCGCCTTGGTCCAGGCAGACTGCTGCCGATAGAGTTCCTGGGTGAGCTTCTTGAGTTCGGCCTCGGTGGCCTTGAGCTCCGCCTTGGCATTGTTGAGGTTGGTAGCAGCCTTGGACACCGCGTCCGCATTGTTCTGCAGGGTCTTGGTATTGGACTTGATCTGCCCTTCCAGCAGCTTCACTTTATCCCGAGCGGCCAGGCTCTCCGCCTTGAACCTTTCCAGGTTTTGCTTGGCGGCAATGGTGGCAGAATCAGTATCGCCCAGAAAGGCGCGCAGCCGGTTGTATGACTGGCCTGCGGCATTCACCTCGCCTTTGAGTCGCTCATATTCAACGCGTGCTTGCTCAAGCGACTGCTTCATCTTCTCCTGCCGGGAGAAGGAGTCGGTCAGCTTCTGGTTTGTCTGTACCAGCGCGCGCGAATACTGGTCGACCGCGCGGGTTTGCTCCTTTTGCTTGCTGCTGAGCAGGGCGAGCCGAGCTTCCGTGCCTTGGATGGACTTCTCGAAATTGGTGACCCCAGCGCCGGCCAGCTTGAAGGTGCTCTCCGCTTCCTTGATCTGCTGATTGATGGTACGCAGGTTGCGGCTGAAATTATCGCTGTCCAGCGACAGCGCCACCACCAACTCGCGCAGGACTTCGCTCATTAGAACACCTCCTTATTTCATGTTGGGCCACACCTGATCAATGAAGGCCGCTTTCGGCTCCTGGCTGCTATGCTCACGCTGAGCATCCCAGGCACGTACTTGAAGAAAGCCCAGCATGTCCATCTCGTCGATTTCCTTCATCCGCCATCCAGACTTGAGCAGCGTGTTGTAGGTCGCATAGACATATTCCGGCAGCGTCAGGGCGCCTGGCTCTCCAGGATCTCCTCCGCTTCCTGCGCTGCCGGCTTCGTAGGAAAAGAGTCCAGCACCTCGGTCGTCTGTGTCTGCACTGCCAGGATCGCCAGAGCGATATCGTGCATCAGGCGGTCGACGGGATAGTGGTCGTAGACGTCATCCGGTGAAAACTGGCTTCCAAACAGGATGCAGAACCACTGGACCATCGTGTCCAAGGCTTCCGGGATGGTCAGCTTTTCGCCTGAAACGTCCTGGCCTTCCACAGCCGCCTTGGACAGGGCGACCAGCTTCCCATACATCTTCGAAGCCGGTTCCATTTCCCGGAGCGCGCGCCCGGAGATGAAGTCCACGCTGTATTTTTTGTCTCCCAGGGTACAGGTCACCATGGGATCACCTCGCTTTCATCAAGAAGCTGCCGCCCAGCACTGAACTGAGCGGTAGCTTCATGTTATAGGTCGTTACGGCGTCACCGTGAAGGTTGGGTCGTACACAGTCTCCAGGAAGGTTGCGCCCATGGCGGTCGTGAAGCCGTTCTCGCCCTCATCCGCGATCGCCTGATACAGACCATCGTGCGTGCGTTTGATGGCGGTCCACTCGACCTCTCCGGTCTGGCGGGTGACGGTGCCGCCTTCCTTGGTGGCGTAGGTCTCCGTTACCGGCTTCGCCCGGACCTTGTAGAGCCACACGAAGCGGTACTTGCTGTTGGACTTCTCAGACTTGAAGCCCACCGCGTAATACGGGGGCTTATCCACCGCGGCGCGCACCAGCACGCCATTATCATCGATGTTATTGCCGAAAACGGCTTCCTGGATGGACAGCGGGATGTCTGCCATCTTCGTCTTGAAGGATAGTTCCGGATCCGGATAGAGCACGTCAAACTCGATGTCGTCCGCGTACTGGATTTCAGGATCGGTATTCTCCGGGGTGATGGTCGCTTCGATGGCTCCGGCGACCAGTTGCAGAGCGCCATAAGTGATGGTGGTCTCCGTGTCCACCGTCAGTGGCGCGATAACCATGTTTTTAAGACCCACCGTGCTGGACACGGCGGGCGATGCGGTTGCTGGCATAGATATTCTCCTTTATGTGTTGGATATTTCGTCCCGCAGGACGCGCTTCATTTCCTCGAAAGCCTCCGGCGCTTTCACGTCAAAGGCAGGCCGGACAAAGGGATGGGCGGGCGCTGGCGCTGGTCCGCCATGCCCGAACTCGACCGGGTTACTGTAAAATGCACCACGTTCTGAGTGGTGCACACCAATGGTGATGCGCTTGCCGCCTTCGCGTTTCTTCTTCACGCCGCCGGTTCGGATAGAATCATGCAGATCGCCCGAGATGATCTTGGGGTCCGTGGACGCGTTGTGCAGCATCTGTTCCTCAATGGGCACAGCGCCTGCCTGGAGCGCGCGGGTCACGCCGGGTCCCTGTTCCAAGGCAGCCGCCATGTTGATCAGGTCATCCCGAAGGTCATCAAAGCCGCGCAGTTCAATCGCCACGGGGCACCTCCTCGTACAGGCTCCAGGTCCAATGCACCGTGTACATGCGCGTGCCCACGTCATAGGCCGGCTCGTTATAGCCGCGGTCAGTTTCCTCCACCATGCCAAAGCCAGCGGCATACATAGCGTTACGAACCAGGTCCGCGGTCGGGGTAGGGTCTCCTGCGCTCCAGAGGTTCAGGTACACGAAGGTGCGGGTAGCTATCACCCGATCATCGAAGTGTGTTTCTTCACGGGTGGTGGTGGAGTACACCAGGTATTGATCCGGCGCGATGGGGTTGCTGGACGTCGCCCGCCAGATCCCCGCAAACACAGGAATGCTCAGGCTGGACAGGGCTTGCTGGACCCGCTTCATCCACTCACCCCCTTGGAGGTGGAGGCTTTCAGGCCCAGGTACTTGCGCTTGAATGCATACTCGCCCAAGGTGGAGATGTACCACTTCTCACCGCGGAAGCGCACCCACATGCCAGGCTTGATGTCCGTCCGGTAACGGATGGTGAAGTTGATCACCGCTTCCGCGTTCATCACGTCCGCGGCCCGGTAGTGCTGGTTGCCCGCGTCGATTGTGGCCGCCCAGACCCGGCAGATCACAATATCCTGTGGGTCGGGATAGCCATTCTCATTGATCAGGTTCTCTGTGTAGCCAACCTCTACCAGGTGGCGGAGGTCTCCCGGATGCGGGTCGCTCTCAAAGTTCTTATAGCCGCGCATCTTGTTTCACCTCCTTCACATGGGTTAGAACATTTTCTCCGGGTCCCGGTGCGGGTAAAGCAGGTTCTCAAACGCCATCCGCATGGTGATGTAGATTTGCTTGTCCGGGTTATCCCGGTTCTCGTAGTAGTGGCTGACCATGAGCAGGACCGCGAGACGCACAGCCTGCGGAGCCGTTTCATCAAAGGTCACCCGGCAGTAGTCCTCAGCCGCAGCCTGCGCCTGAAGGAGGAGGGAAGCCAGGTACGCGTCCTCTTCTTCATGCTGTAAGCGCAGATGCGCCTTCGCTTCCTCCACCGTCAGGATCATGCTGTTCTCCTTTCATCAGCCTTCTACGTCAGGGGCCATGATGCCGGCTGCTTTCAGTTTGACCAGCAGGGCATTGAACTCAAGGTTCAGGGCTGCGATGGTTGAGGCCGTGCTGTCGGCCTGGTTCTCCGCCAGTTTCACACCGCCCAGGGCATCCGCTGCTGCGGCCGGAAGCACATAGTCTTCTGGGTACGTAGGTACATACAGCTTGGCATCCTCGCCAATCTTCGCCTCCACGGTATCTGTCACCGCTTTGGCTGCCGCCTTGATACCGCCCAGTGCTTCTGCGCTGGCAGGTGCCGTGGTGGAGGTCAGCCCCTCCACGGTTGCGCCTTGTAGGACCGTCAGCTTCCCGCCGATAACCCATTCGCCACCGCCGTGCGCGGCATAGTTCCGGGTGTTATGGGTATCACTCATTCTCTTTCCTCCAAAGAAGCAGGGGCTGCTCACCTGAACAACCCCTGCATAATCATCTAGTCAGGCTGATTAGGCCTTCTGCTGAAGTACCTTGACAGCTTCCGGCAGCACCAGTTTTCCGTCAACCCGCTGCGACGCCAGGAAACCTACCTGGCCAGTCGGCGCATAAAGTTCGTTCAGGCGCTTGAACTTTCTGCCTTCACGATCCGCGATCCAGTAGTAGTCCATGTCGCCAAAGATGATGGTCTTCGCCTCAGCCGCGACAGCCGGCACGAAGGACGAAGTGTAGACCGGGCAGTTCAGGACCTTGTCCGGAGTACCTGCCGTGATGGAGGGTTGCCAAATGTAGTCGCCCGCACCGTTCTTCAGCTTGCGCAGAACCTTGACCGTGCTGTCGTTCATCAGGAACACAGACTGGCGGCGGTAGGGGGCGCGTAGGCTGTAGAACAG